TGTCATATCCTACTCCAGATGGACTAATGAAGTTCTCATAAGCAATCGCTCCACCAATGGGTTGACTGTAGCCAACGTGGTGGTCGGCACAAAGCACAGCATAATCAGCACTCCCTTTTTCAGCACACCTCACTAATTGTTCGTATGCTCTTTGGTCTATAGTTCCGAAAGTCTTTATATTCATAGGTTAGTCCTTTTTGGTTAGCTTCTTTAATTGCAACCAATTGCCAATGTTGCTGATAATTGCCTCAGCGTTTTCTCTACTTAAATCGGGCTTGCTGATTCTCAAAGCGTTCAGCAACAGTTCAAATCCTTTTGCATAATTTTCGTCTAGTACTTTTTGTGTGTCTGTCATAGGTTAGTCCTTAGTTAGTTTTCTCTAGCCAGTCAAAATGTTCTTTATACCATCTATCTATTTCTTTTTGATTATTACCTGTTTTATAGGTTGGGATATCTATCCAGCTGTTAAGTGGTGGTGGAGTTATAAACATCCTTTTATACCTTTCTTCAGCTTTAATAGTATCAATCCCTTTGGCAATTTCATCTTCACTGGGTCTATAATTTTTTAGTTTATTCCATCTTATTTCCTCATTGATATCATTGAGTATTAAAATTGCTAATGCTGTTAAAAGTAAAAATATTATCATAGCTTCTCCTCTCTTATTTATTGTAACTGTCTGTCGCTAGAGTGTCAATCCTAGACTAATGAATCCGTCGACCATCTCTTTTTAGCCCATTTTTCAACGAATGTTTTGCAAGCCTCCAGGTCGTAGCCATAGATTATCTTTTCAGTGATTATCGGGTTCCGAGGCATTCCACCAGAAACCATTCTGTAAAACGTTCTCTTGTTGACTCCAAGGGCTTTGGAGATGTTATTTGCTCCGATTATTTGGTCGCTCATGCGAGATCCTTATTTAGTTTATGTCTTTGTTTTTAATGTGAACGAATTTGCTAATTTTGTTTATCTTTGTGTGTCTGTCATAGTGAGTCCTTTGCTTCAGCGTCTATTTCTTCACACCTAGCCTTGTAGTCATCCCACTTTGCGTTTGTTGTTGCAAAATAGTCTTCCAATGCTTCTCTTTTCTGCTGCACTACATCGAGTTCTTTTGGGGTTAGGTTTTGCATATTATTTTTTAATCTACTATTGTTACATCAAGGTCTTCAATTTCAAGAAATTGAGATTTTCCAACGAGGTGTGGTCTTTTTATATATAAAATCTCCATAACTTTTTTCTCAAATTCTTCTTTGCTTTCTGACAAAGTTTCATCGAGGGTAGTCTCAAGAATGTACCTCTCAAGTTTTCCCCCTACCAATAAATAGATCATTAGTGTTATTTCGTTGCCCATATTTTCTTTCTGCCTTTCGGCTATTATTCCTTCAGCAAATTTCTAAATAACTTTTTCCACCTCGTAACTTGGCTTTTTCGCAAGCTGTGCAAGGCTTTTCACTCCCATAATGAAACTCTGTACCCGCATTTTCACAAATCGGGCAATCACGATTAGCATTTTTATAACAAATTTTTTCGTGCCGAATAACTAGCTTTGTTGATAGTCTGATGTAATTGCAATACTCACACTTATATCTTTCTTTGAGGGGCATTTTTCTCATAATTTATACTTTCACAATCACAATTTTATATCCAGCTTCTTTGAGTAGCTTCATCGCTTCGGCTGTTTTGGCAGATTTTACATCTGGAGCATCTTTGAGGGTGAAGTATTTCTCTAGTTGGTCAAAGGTGTAAATATCATGGAAGTTATCTGAGTCAGAAAGCAAAACACCATTCTGCCACCTCTCAAGTACCCTGTATTCTTCTCCATCTTTATCAACCACAACATCCCCAACTTGGGCATCTCTCATTGTTTTGGCGTAGGGTTCGAGGTGTGAGAAGCTTATATAATGCCAGTTAGACTTATCCGCATTCCAGAAGAATGGCCAATGCCAGTCAGACTTATGCGCATTCCAGAATAATGGACAATCAGTGCCATCGTCCTTTTTAAGCGTGATAATCTCTCCCAACTCGAAGTTGCTGTCTTCCCAAATCACTCTGAATTGGTCTCCTACTTTTAAGATTGTTGGTCTTGTCATATTATTCTTTCTGCCGTTGGGTTATTATTCTTTTTTTCATAAAGTTTTTGCTTTCTCTCGAATATAGCTTGTTACCTTCCCAAGCATTTCCTCGGTAGCTCTAATCACTGACGATGCCTCTTTACTATTCACCGCTGGCATACCAATCTGCTCAATCATGCTTGCCAGTTCCAGTAACTTATCTTTGTCCGGTGCGAGTAGCTTTTTGCGGTCTTGATCTTCTTGAGCCTTTTTGAGAGTATCAAGTCGTGTGGCTTCTGCTGCTTCTTTTTCTGCTTGAGCATCTTTTTCTGCTTTAGCTTTGGCCTCAACTGCTTCTCTGGCTTTACGCTCAGCGTCAAGTATCTTCTGCCCGGCTTCTCGCTCTTTGGCAAGCTCTTTTTCTTTGATCTCTGCCTGCGCTCTAAGCTCTATATTTTCTAGTCTTACAGCTTCCTGTCGATCCGCTTCTGCTTTGGCTTCTAATACTACATCCGCCTCAGCTTTTTTCTGCGCTGCAATTCTTGTGTTGTAAGCTAGTTTTTCGTTTTCCAAGAGCTGTTCAAAGGCTTCATTGGTCATATCTGAGCGCGCATAGATACTTGGATCTATGCCAAACTGGTACAGCTTAGCCGCTCTTGCTAAATATCTCACCTGCTTCTGCTCAGCCTCATAGCGCTCCGCAAACTTCTCTTTTTCTTCACACTTGCTCTCAAGGTTGTCACAAACTGCCTCAAGCATCTGAAATGACTTCAGCCACAATGTATCCTGCAGCTTAAAGTCTGACATTGCGTTTTTTAGCTTCTCGCGTTCTTCTTTTACGATGTCCCTGGCTAAAAACCTTCTCTTTGCTATCTGCAATCGGATACCTCTGGCTTGTTGCATCTCTACCACTTGGTCTGGTTGTGTAACTACAATCCCCTCAATCACTGCTCTCTGCGCCTCTGCATCATTAAAAAATGATGACATCTTTTCCATGAGCGTTTTGGTTATCGCCTCTGGTGCTGATAGTTCTTGGGTTAGTTTTGCTAGGTCATTCATATTTATTCTTTCTGCCTTTTCGGCTATTATTCTTTAGTAACTTTATATCCCGCTTCTTCCAACAGCTTCATCGCCTCGGCTATTGTGTCTACTACCTCTGGCTCAGCTTTGAGGGTGAAGTGTTCTTCTAATTCATCGAAGTGGTAGTTGTCCTTTGACTTTTTGAAGTTATTGCTACAGGAAAGCTCAACAGTATTCTGCCACCTCTCAAGCACAAGGTATTCATCTCCACCTCTACCAATCACAATATCCCCAACTTGAGCGCATCTGACTGTTTTGGCGTAGGGTTCGAGGTTTGACCAGAACATACCACGATAGTTAGACTTATCTTCTTTCCAGAAGTATGGACAATCACTGCCATCATCATGTTTAAGCGTGATAATCTCACCTGCATTAAAGAGTCCTTTTTCCTCAATCACTCTAAACATATCGCCTACTTTTAGGTTTTCTGGCTTTGTCATATTATTCTTTCTGTTTTTTATTTATTAAAAAGGGATCTCGTCAATATCAACCTGTTGTGTTATTTGTTGAGGGGCTTCCTCAACGGTTTCATACGCTCTATAGTCTGGCCTGGTCTCAACCCCGTTTTTTGCGTTAGTAAAGAGCCGAACAGTTTCCCCCTCCCGAATATCCCTTGATGCTTTCATGGAAATGAAGTCTTTCCCGTTTTTGTCTTTTCTTATCCATGCGACGGCGACATCTTTATATGTCATATTTACTCCTTCTTTATCTTTAGTTTGCTAACATCAATTCCAAACTTCTCTGCGATTTCATTCATTGTTAAGACTACGTTGTCGTCTACTACTGGCGCATCTTTGAGGGTGAAGTATTCTTCTAGTTCATCAAAGGTGTAGTTGTCCTTTAAATTTTTGAAGTTATCGTAATACGTAAGCAAAACCGTTCTCTGTCCTCTCTCAAGCACCATGTATTCAAATCCATTAAGTTTCCCAATCACAACATCATCAACTTGGACATCTCTGACTGTTTTTTGGTGGGGTTCGAGGTCGGAGAAGTTTATACAATGCCAGTCAGACTTATGCGCATCCCAGAAGTATGGCCAATCAGTGCCATCGTCCTCTTTGAGCGTGACAATCTCTCCCGACTCGAAGACGCAGTCTTCCACGATCACTTTAAACATATCGCCTACTTTTAGGTTTGTTGGCTTTTCCATATTTACTCCTTCTTTATCTTTAGTTTACTGACGTCAACTCCAAGCTTCTCAGCGATTTCATTCATTGTTAAGACTATATTGTCGTCTACTACCTCTGGCGCAGCTTTGAGGGTGAAAAATTCTTCTAGTCGGTCAAAGGTATAGTTGCCCATTGAATTTTTGAAGTTATTGGCTTGCGAAAGCAAAACCGTTCTCTGTCCTCTCTCAAGCACCAAGCATTCCTCTCCACTAGTTTTCCCAATCACAACATCATCAACTTGGGCATCTCTAACTGTTTTGGCGTGGGGTTCGAGGTCGGAGAAGTTTATATAATGATAATCAGATCTATTCGCATTCCAGAAGGATGGCCAAACACTACCATCGTCTTCTTTGAGCGAGATAATCTCTCCCGACTCGAAGACGCCGTCTTCCCCAATCACTCTAAACATATCGCCTACTTTTAGGCTTGTTGGCTTTTTCATATTTACTCCTTTATTCTTTTTATAATTTGCTGAACCATCTCAATCCCGCGGGCTTTGGAGGCCTCGAGTTCACTACACATCTTGTCATCTCGGTTGATTCGCTTAATGAGAAGCTTTCCCATAATGTTCGGGTTGTAGATCACATAGTCAACCCAGCTCCTGCCCGAGTCGAGCATTGCCCACTGCATTTGCGCCCTATGGGATGGGTTGATTTTTTCTATAAATCGGTAGGCGTACTCTATAAAGACGCGATCTCCTGGACACTTAATTTCAATCATGCCGTCATCTCCGACCAGACCATCTGGAGAGAAGCCGCTGTACTCACCCGTTTGAATGAACCCCACCTCCGTCACCCGAGACCCTGTCTGAAGCTCATACATTGCCCGAGCGACCGGCTCTAACTCCCGACCTCTGAGCATATCTGCGCTAATAAACCCCTCCTCTTGAATCTTGCCTGTGATGATCTCTCCAGCTTTCTCGAAGCAGAGAGACTCAAACCCTAAACCTGTCGAGTTGAGTACCTTGGCGTCTGAGCCTGTAAACTTCCCAAGGCGAAGCTCTAACCACTCTACCGTTCCCTGTTTAAGCTCTGAGTGAATAATCATTGCGCATCCTGTTCTATTTTAATTTTCTTATATTGGAAGTAGGGGAGAATCGTCGAGTTAGAATACTTCTCTTTTAATCCTCCGCACACAACAAGCAGGTCTTCGAAGGTTTTGGTTTGCTCAATCGCTGAGATGTCTTCATCTTTCATCACCTCAACCTTTGGGGCTTTTTGGGCGTCATTCTCTACAGTATCCGTCTCGGTCAAATCAAGCGCGTTGATGAATAAGTACCGCTTCATGTAGGTTGTCTTGCCACCTAGGTTTTGGATAGGCTGTGCGCCACCCTTGCCGTTCTTTAAGCCGATGGATACCTCAGCTGTTGGATATTGGAACGAGACCCTTTCACCATCTTGCATATTGTAAATATCCAGAGTAGCCCACTCTCTCCCTTGGCTATCAGTCTCGATATTAAAGAGAGAAGTTATCCCCAAGTCTCTCATAATGAGGGTTGTCTGCGGGAGGAAGTCTTCCATCTCGTAGTATGAGTATCCGGAGTAGTCATTTCTCCCACTCTTTTTTAATCTCTTCTCCAAAATTAAAACTCTCAGCTGTTGCAGCTTGAAGTATATGTTTTTGATTGGTTGTTCTGATTCCATATTCTCTCCCTTTCATTTATTATAGATGTTTGTCGCTAGAGTGTCAATAGGCATGACACACTGCTTTTGTCTGCCCCACTGGTCTCTCGGATAAAGACCCATTGAGTAGCTTAGGTACATCCCAAACCAGGTGCCGAGTACGAAAAAGAGGGTTGTGAAGAAGAAAAGGGCGTCAGGCGAGATCATTTGTTCCTAACTCCTCAAGCAGGTTCTCATGCTCAACCTCAAGCTCCCTTATGTGGGTCATGATGGCCGCTAGGTCTGACGAAGCTCTTTGGATTTGATCGAATGATCTCTTAACCCCGACCATATAGGGATCTGCTGACACAAGTTGCTGCTGCACAAAGGATAGCTCCCACCCAAGTTGCTTGTATGTCATACTAAAACCCTTTCTGTGTGAGAATGAGTGCTGCGATCAACCAGAAGACAAGAACCCATGGGAGATATACCGCGAGGGAGATTGTCTCGCGCTTCTTCTTTAAGACGTAAAGCTTCATAAAAAGCCCTCCTTATTGTTTGAGCAAGCGCAAAGGTACATCCAGCCGGTGTCTTCGTCATAAAGCTCTGTGGTCTCTTCGCCACAGTATTCGCAGTACACCTCGAAGTGGTACACGCTTCGGCTCACTCTCATTGACTGGTGTATTTCAAGTAATTGATCCATCTTTTCTCCCCTTGTTTCACTCAACTATAAACGACCTGCACCCCAGTGTCAAGAGTGAGATTGTGAGGCTGGGTCTGTTGATTTTTTCCCTTTAGTGTGCTTTTATATTGATACATCGAGAGCTTTAGAAAAATCACTTGGCGGCGTCCACAAGACTATGCGAGGTGATCCTTCTAGAGCTTTTTTGCCGTTTTCTAAACAGAGCCTTGCATCGCTAAGCAATTGGAGATATGGTTGTTGGGAATCGTCTAGGAGAACTTTAATGTGAGGGTGCGACGTTAAAATACCCCTCTAGGCTCATAAAGCGACCGATACCCGGACTGTATGAGAAATGGACACAAAGACCCTTCGAGCTTTAGGTGGGTGTGTCCCCCAGATTGAAATATGATCTGGCTGAAGTAATCGCTCTCAATGTTATGCTCTCTCTAAGAGGGGGGTAGGGGGGAGAACGGCTTCTCAGCTCCCTCAACCGTCCTGTATATTAGTTTGCTCTCATAAGCCGAGAGAAAAGATTGCTCTTTCAGGGTGGGGCTACCGTAGCCCTATCAAAGCCTTAAAAAACGACCCGCGCCGAATTTTTGGGAATAAACAAACCCCCGCAGGTATTGAAAATTTTCGGGGAGAAAATCTGGAGAACTTCTTATCCGTTCAATACCAACGAGGGTTTGTTGTGTTTATTATACCAAATAAAAGACTACGCGTCGTTATCAAACGCGAAGGCTTCCCCATACTTCTTCTTTTGATACCGGCAGAAACTACAGGTTCCATCTCTTTTCCCAGAAGAATCTTTCTTGAAAAAGTGGTCAGCGCGACTTTTCCCACAGACGTCACAGAAGAAACCACCCTCTATCTGGATAGAATCGGCGAACTTCGATTTGTAGTCTTTTTTAAGCCTCGACAAATCCCCAAGTTTTTCGTTGACCTCTCGGAAGTCTTGAATGACTCCAATTGAGCGGCCATAGGCGTTGATCTTCTGGCGATCCTTGAGGGTAAGGCAGAGAGACTCCTTCTTCTTCGGGAGAGCCTTTGGAAGCCGCTTCTCTTTGCAAGGGGGGCAGTATTTCGCCACTCCGAGGGAGTTGAAGTATTTGTCGCAAGTTATGCAAAATGAGTTCATATACTCTTCTATTCTACCCTCTTTTGTGCTATTGTAGAACTAGCCAGTCGCGTAATTAAGAACGACCAAGGAGAGACAATATGGATCAACTTACCATCAAGAGCATTCACCCACTAGCCGGATTCGTGCTGATTGAGCCGCAAGAAGTTGCAGAAAAAACGACCTCAGGCATTTTTTTAGCGGATACTCAAGAAGAAAAGGATAGCATTGGCACCGTGGTAGCTGCTTCCGAGAGCGTTATGACGGAACATGGCAAAGAAATCAGGTGTCCAGTGAAGGTTGGCGACAGAGTGCTTTACAAAAAGTGGAGTGGCTATGAGGTGAATGCTGACGACAAAAAATTTCAGATTCTCACGTATGAAGATCTGATTGCGGTTGTGCAGTAAAAGAAGAATTGGAAAAGTAGTAGCAGGATACAAGCCGAAGGAATAACCGTATGAATATGAAAAACATGATTTGTCGAATAACTGGGCATGATACTGAGGCAAAAGCAAATCGGAAAAGGTATCAAAAAATGGAGGTCACTTTTATAGGAATAAAAATGCCTGACGCTATTTGTAGGAGATGTGGAAAAGACACCCAGTTGGCATATTTTAGTGGCGGAGTGAATGACCTATGAAGCAACACATAACAGTAGAACAATTCGACGAGCTAGGAAACAAACAAAGACAGTTGCTTAGAGACTGGTGGAGACTTCGACCTGGAGATCATGCTTACTTTGAGGGTAGGTATAAGGTGATGATAGAGGCAGACACTCCTTTTGTGGGTACTTCTGGTGTTAAGTATTACCCAATTCTTTCAATCGGTCAGATGATTGAGTTTTTAGAAGACAATGGTCATTGGCTTCACAACAAATCAATGGTTTCATTAAATCTAAGAGAGGATAGTGTTACAAACATTTGCGACACTCTTTGGGAAGCTGTAAAAGAAGTATTGGAGAAGGGATAATTGTATGAAACAACACATAACAGACGAGCTCTATGCTAAGAAGGCGATTAGTGCCATGCTTACAACCTCTCCTTTCAGCTCTAAAGTAGAGGTGGAAGAGATTGTCCCTAGACACTACGTAAGTATACCGATTCCATACATCCAGAAAAGCTATAACGATGAGGGAGAGCGAAATGACGATCAGTGGGTTTTTGGCTTTATTTGGAGGACTCTTTTCACGTTTGGAAAGAAAATACAAAAACGATTTCTATACAGTTGGGAAGTAAAAAAATAAAAGGCAAGTAAATGGCAAAAACATCAACATCATTTAAACCAGGCGAAGTGCATAATCCTAACGGCAGACCTAAAAAAGGCTACTCTATTACTGAGTGGTTCAAAGAGATGCTAGCGAGCAAGCCAGAGGTCAAGGATGCAATAGGAAAGTCGATCATGAATAAGGCTCTTGAGGGCGATGTAACAGCTCAGAAGTTGGTCTGGTCGTACATGGATGGTATGCCAAGTCAGGCGATTGAGCAGAAGGTAGAAGTCACACACGTTATCCCAATCCTAGGGGGATTATCTAATGTACAAATTAACGACAGCAACCCAAAAACTACTTAAGCTAAACAAGAGAATCCGCGGCGTAGCCGGTGGAACTTCTGCTGGAAAGACTATTTCCATTCTCCAAATATTGATTGATAAATCACAAAGCGACAAGACTCCTAAACTAACTTCAGTCACCAGTGAATCAATGCCTCATCTCAAGCGTGGTGCTATTCGAGACTTTCTCAATATCATGCAGACGCACAACTACTTCAATGATAAATCTTGGAATAAAACAGATTTTGTCTACACCTTTGAGACCGGGTCGCGTATGGAGTTCTTCTCTCTTGATATGCCACATAAAGTGCGCGGTCCAAGACGGCATAGATTATTCATGAACGAAGCAAACAACAATCCTCTTGAAACTTTCGACCAATTAGAAATTCGTACAAGTGAGGAGATATGGCTTGACTGGAATCCAGTAGCAGAGTTCTGGTGGGATACGGATGTTAAACCAAACAGAGATGTAGATTTTATCGTTCTTACCTACTTAGATAATGAGGGACTCGATCAATCAATTGTCGACTCTATTGAAAGTCGCAGGGGGAATAAGAATTGGTGGAATGTGTATGGTCTTGGTCAACTTGGAGAATCCGAGGGACGCATATACACCGGCTGGCAGATTATTGACGAGGTCCCACATGAAGCGAGATTGGAGCGGTATGGGCTTGATTATGGGTATACTAACGATCCTACTGCCTCTGACGGAATCTATAAATATAACGGTGGAATAATTATTGATGAGGTTGTTCACCAAAAGGGTCTGGGTAACTCAGAGATAGCGAACATATTTAAGAACTTACCAAGAGCATTAATCATTGCAGATAGTTCTGAGCCTAAATCAAACGATGAGATTAAGTCGTATGGAGTTACCGTACTTCCTGCTACTAAGGGCCAAGGATCTGTTCTGCAAGGCATACAGCTCGTACAAAACCAAAGAATATCAGTAACCAAGCGCAGTGTTAACACTATCAAGGAGTATCGCAATTATCTCTGGCAGACTGATAAGAACGGTAAGATCATAAACGAGCCAGTAGATTATCTGAATCACCACATGGATGATATTCGCTATGCCATTGCAAGCATGAACCCACAGCAGGAGACACTCCTCTCAACGTATAAAAAAGATAAATGGAGGATAGGATGAAGCAATACATAACTATGGATCAGCTTCGTGAGTTGGACAACATCTCAAATAATATATTGAGAGATTTTTTTAACACTCCGTTCGTGCCTGGTGATTCCAATCAGCAGTGTTATCGCTTAACTGGGCATGAATATGAAAGTGGAATTTGTAAGATTTGCTTCAACCCAAGCCACGAGAAAAAGAAATCTGGAGAATTATTGCTCTCAATCGGTCAAATAATTGGGTTTTTAGAAGATAGTGGTCACTGGACTCACAACAAATCAATGGTTTCGTTAAATCTAAGAGAGGATAGTGTTATAAACATTTGCGACACTCTTTGGGACGCTGTAAAAAAAGAATTGGAGAAATAGTCTATGCCAAGTACAAAATAGGGAAATGATAAGTAACATTATAGGAAAATGATAAGTAACATTATAGGAAAATGATAAGTAACATTAAGACTCTACTTGATGTAGATGATAAGTAACAAAAAGGTAGAATAAAAGTAAGGAGTAACTCATGCCAAACCAGCCTGCCGGCAAAGATGACCCGCTTAAGGGTCTAAAAACAGGGAAGTGGTCTAAGTATGGCGGTGCCATCTATGGACTTAAAAAAGAGCGTATAAGAGAGGCTTGGTGTTGTCAGACCTGCGGGCGTGAAGTGCCTGAGGAGATTAAACCGTTCTTATTTGAGCTTTACCCTGGAGAATACATCAGAATCTGCCCCCCCTGCACCAACGTTGTCTCGAAGATGAGTGTTGCTGTAACTATCGAGGCCATAATCAGGGTTGTGCGTGTTAGTCGTGATTGATAACCTCAAATACATTGTTATATACCGTATCCATGGCTGACAAAAAACAAACAAAATACAAAACCTCGCCGATGAAGGGTACTATTCTCCAAGAGGTTCAAGCCCACTATGTCGACTGGACAGAGGACCGCGATATTAGAATGACCCGTGAGAATGGGTGGAATGATGTTTTAGACGCTTATTTCGGCAGGTTGCCTGACAACTGGCCGTATCTCTCTCAAATTGTCGACCCTGTTCTCCGCACCACAATCATTGAAAAGAAAGCGCGACTCACCAACTCTAAGCTACGAGGCCGTTTAGTTCCTCGGGAGGGGGCGGACATTGTTGGAGCAAAAATTAACAACGCCTTACTAGACTTCCAATGGGATAACGCCAAAGATGGTGGATCAATGAACCATAAGTGGGGATTGATGGATCAAGACACCCGGCTCTTTGCCTCATGCTTCGGGCTAGTTACCTGGAAATACTGTGAGTATGCGGATGAAAAAGGAGAGAAAAAGGTTACGTTTAACGGGAATGAGTTCAAGCACCTAGATGTTAGAAACGTAGGTTTAACTCACGGCGACAACATACGCAATGCCAAGTGGGTACAAGTCTGCGATTGGGTCACCTTTGAGGAGTTGGAAAACGAAAACCAGCTCCCCGGCAAGCCTAAATATCCTGGCCTTGAGCAGTTGAGGAGTTCGTTGGCAGAAAACTCACAAGACAGGCGTGATGGAAACTACACGTCAAGAATCAAGTCGCTTAAAGGCTTAACAGACCGGCTTGGTGAAGATGAGGCCTTCCCCGTCATTGAGGTTGTAACGGAGTATCGGGAGAACCAGTGGATCACTTTTAGCCCAAAACACAATGTTTTACTTCGGGATATTGAAAACCCGTATAAGCATAAGAAAATCCCTCTCGTTCAATTAAAATATTTCTCTCTCTCAGATGACCCTATGGGAGAGTCTGAGGTTGAGTCTGTTCTCTCACTCTGGAGAGGTATTCAGGCGACTATCAACGGTTTCATGGACACCATGAATATTCACATGAAGCCACCGCTTAAGATCTTGGAGGGCTTGGCCCGCATGGAAACGATCCAATGGGGTCCAGAAGCGCAATGGATTATCAATCAAGAGAACGCTGTTACAGAACACGTTGGATCAGGTGAGCCACTTCGATACTTCCAAACCACCTATTCAGCGCTTAAATCTGCCTTTAGCACAGCAATGGGAGATTCTAGTCAGGGTGTTGGGAGTGTTGACCCATTTAATCCAGACAAGACCGCTACAGAAGTGAATAAGCAAGAGAAGCAACAGAACGTACGAGATCAAGACAACCAAAACGCCTTGTCAGATGCTTTGGTAGACATGATGGATATGTGGCTCTCCAACAACCAACAGTTTCTCTTTGCGAATCAGGGGATGCACGAGTATGTACTTAAGATTATCGGAGAAAAAGACTTTGCATTCTTCAAGCAGGCTGGGCTTGATGAGATGGGGTTAGACCACGAGGCAACCCAGACAATAGCTGATGCAATCCTTGCCCAAAATGGTGATGTGAACGACTTGCAGATGCAGGAGTTAATGAACGCTGGGTACACACCTAAACACCCAGTAGTTGAGAACCCAGAAGAGACAGACTATGAAAAACTGAAGATAAAACCTAAGATGAAGATTGATGAAACCGGGACAGAAGCTGAGCTGAGCTTGGTTCCTGAAGACATGAACGGTACGTTTAATTATATCCCAGATGTGAAGAGTATGAGTGCTGGAGCTGATAGCGAGATGCAACAAGCTCGAAGAGAAGCAACCGACTTATTATTCAATAACCAGAATGTGATAACATTGCTGCAACAGGAAGGGAAAAAACCAAATGCTACCGAAATCCTCACCGAAATCTTTGAATCAAGTGGTACGCGAGACGCTAGCAGATTCTTCTCAGATATTGCGACTGGAGGCGTTCAGCAAGGATCTAATCAAGCAGCAGGCGCTCAACCGCCTCTGGATCAGTCAGGATCTCCAGCAGGTGCTGCTCCCCCTTTTGACCCAAGCCAACAAATGGCTGGACCCGCAATCGTTTGAGAATGATGTGGCGTTTCAGAGGGCATACAACGTGATGTGGGCAAGGGCTAAAGCCTTTGAGGAACTTACAACCTTACTATCAGGCTCTGAGGGTAGGATGCGAGACCTGCAAAAAAGAATAGGGTTAGAGGAAGCAAAAAATGGCTGACATTAATCTCCCACCACTTCACACAACCCATGAGCCATACGCTGATGAGGTCTCGCATCGGCTTGAGTTGAGTTTCCCCAAGTGTCAGCATGAGTTGTATCTAGTCTCTTCTACGCAGGCGCGTTGTCGGAAGTGTCCAGTTGGCTACCAGGGACCAGGAATACTAAAGCTCGTGCAAGCTTCCCAAACTTAAACTGCCTCTTTCAAACCACTAATCATTTTGATTATAAAGAATCTTGTAATAGCAACTAATACTAAAATGAAGATCAGGAACCAAGCATCTAACTTGCTCCCAGGGTTGTCTTGAATAAAAGGCTGATACCAAAAGGCTTGGAAAAAATATAACAACAAACAAGTGGCTGGAAAAGCCAAAACAATAAGTATGAGGGTGTATAAAACTTTTAGCACACTTATATTATAGCAAAAGGAAGCACAATATGGGACTTATACCAAGAACACAAGGAAAATCATGGTTCAACCCATCGAACTATGAGTTCGGTGCTTCTGAAGCTATAAGTGGTCTTTTAGGTCAATCAAGAGACGCTCAGGGTGGGAGCAATTTATTTAGTGCGAGTCAGCCTCAGGCACAACAATCTCAGACACAATATACACCTCCCAACTCCTCCCAACAGATGAGCTATGCTCCCAACCAAACATCCTCTCCCAGGATTAGCCGCAGTGGCACTGGCGGGACTAGTGGTCAAGGAGGTAGTCAACAAAGTCCTAGCCCAGTATCAAATCCCTATGACAACATTAGTGCGCCACAAGGGCCGTCCCAACAAGAGATAGATTCACAATTTAATCCTATTTTTGATGTTTACAATCAGGCAGAAAGCAACTTACGTGGACAATTGCCTGGACTCATTGGAGAAGCAGAGGCACAGGCTCAAGCATCTCGTGGGTTGCTTGATAATCAAAGAACTGGTGCGAATGAGTTACTGAGTGGCCAACAGCAACAAGCGTTCCAGTCCCAACAAGCTCAAACCGGACAGCAACGCCAAACCTTACAGGAGTTACAATCTGCTAATCAGCAACGCTTTGGGGGCGCATCGAGTGCGGGACAGGCCGCAGGTGAGTTGCAAGGGAGAGAGTTCCAGAGAAATACTTTTCAAATTGGTCAGCAAGCACAGCAGGCATTCCAACAAATCAACCAACAGCGCCAGGTTGTAGAGCGAGAGTTCCAACAGGGAATACAGCAGTTGGAAGTAAACAGGCAGCAAGCCGTAAATACAATTCAACGGACATTCCAAGACAGGCTGCTTGAGATCAATGGTCGACGTGGTGAGACTGAATCTGCAAAATCACAGGCGCGTATGGGCGCATTGCAAGAATTGCGTAACGCGGCATATCAAATTGATGTCTCAAGAGCGCAGTTCCAATCACAGCTACAAATGCAGGCACAGCAAAACTCTGCAAGCCTAGACAATCAAGCACAGCAATACTTAAGTGCAACGAATCAAGGCCAGCAAGGGGTGAACAGCTTCTCATCAGCTCAACAAAGCGCTATTCCAGGAGTCACTTCTCAAGGACAAGGTAGTCAGCAACAGATGACTGGGCAGATCAGAAGGCCAGAAGATTTGTATGGAAGCATTATGGGTTCTAGTGATACAGACCAAAGGTTCCAAAACTTTCGCCAACCAACCTATCCCTGATTGATAACCTTAGCCTAGATCATTTATAACAAACACATGGCAGTTAAAGACTTGGTTGAAAAAGCGAAAAATTCCCGACTAGGTAAGGTTATAAGCAACCTTTCTTCTGGCGCACGTACTCTTACCGAAAACCACAGACAAGCTTTCAGACAAGCGCCTCAGCAAATGGGTCGTGGGGTTGGTGGGGCTATCCGCGCTCCTTTTGATATGTATTTCAACAGTCGAAATGCGCAGATTGATAATAGTGTTGCAGACACACTTCGCTCCCAAGAACAAAGGTTTATGAGTCAGGGTAATTATAGTGCTGCTCGAGACAGGGCACAGTTTGTTGCAGGAACCCAAGAGCGCATAGCTGATAGACAAATCACCATGGGTCAGCAAATGAATAAGGATCGGACTGATGCGGCATTTGGAACGGCAGGGACAGCACTCCAACTCGTTGGAGCAAAGGGTATGGGGGTAGGTGGGTTTGTAGGCGCTACGGGAGTTTCTGGTGGTCTGGGGTATGGAATAACTAGAGCTATGGGTGGATCTAATGAAGAGGCCTTAGTAGCTGCTGGCGCCGGAGGGGGTAAAGCACTCCAGTATAAAGGTATTAATAAGGGAAGCGACAAGTTCTTCACTAATCCAATTATGAGTAAGTTGGGGCAACAAGGGAGTATGATTGCTCGCGTTGGTGTTGGTGCAGGGGTCAATGCTTTCGCTAATATCGGTGAAGATGAGGTTTTAACTAGAGTGAATGAGGGCCGCGCACCCACCACTCAAGAGCGAGTAACAAGTGGTGCAATCGGTGCAGCCATGGGTGGATTTTCTCAAGGTGTGGCTACTCGACAGTACATAGGACAAATAGAAGAGAACCAGAAGCAGTTTGCTGATCTGTCAGAAAGAGCGGTGGGAGACAATCGAACCGCTCAAGCTCTCAAAAAGTCCATCACTGACTACATGAACAACTTTGACGAGCCTGTGTCTAAACTGAAGGGGAAGATAGGCATACAACCATCTAGTGTTATTGAAAGAATATATAACGATCTTAAAAAGACGGGTAAAGTTAGCGCAGCAGACGCAGCAGATGCTCGTGAGTTCTGGGGAAGCAATTCATCATCTCCCAATCTTGCCTCCCACATGACTAACGAGGAGATTGTTACTGATTTACACCGACACGCTCGAGGTACATTGAGTCAAGGTGGCTTTGTTGGCAAGATTGATGATACTGGGAAGTTGAATCCAGACTCAGACCCACTCACGGCAGAAGCCAGGAAGTATGGAAGTGCTGAGGAGTTTGCTGATGCAAAAATAAGAGGAGAGAACAGATATAATGTTGCACAAGAGGCTGATGTACAGACTAATGCACAAGGAACTACATTTTATAGAGCTGGTGCTAAAGGAGAAAAAGAAGCTGTTGGAAGTTTGAAAGACCTTACTCCAGATGTTAGAAAAGAATTTATTGATGCTAGAATTGCCTTTGAAAAATCGCAGGGAACGGGCATGGAAAATACTAAACCCGCTGGCGAGAGATACTTTAGGGCAATGGATGCTGTTAATAAACAACTATTTGCAGATGAAATCAAAACCAAATCCCAACTCACCGACATCTACAACCAAGCTAAAGGTACTTCTCAACCAAAGCTCCAAGAAAGTACGCCATTAAAATCATTGCAGCCAGAGACAGGAAAAAGTTCGAGAATAAAGATTGCAACACAAGAAACCCAAAACCCCAAGCTACAAACATTCCAAGGAAAACCGATAGAACCAACAGGAGTGAAGATACTAACGAAAAAAGCTGAAAAGGTAAAGGCAGTTTCTGATGGTTCATCGAAGATTATTATATCACGTGACAAAAAATACGCTTTTAATATCAATAAACAGAAGTTACAGCTAGATGAGGCGCAAAGCAAAGAGCTAGACGCTGTAGTTGAGGTTATGCGACCAGTCCTCGAGGAAAACAAGGGAAAAACACTCACGAAGCAAGAAATTATAAATGGAGGCCGGAAAGCTCAGGTTCTCGTAGAGGTAGTGGGCAGAGATGAGGCAAAGCAATTTAGTGAGAGCTTGCAGGCTTCACGTAACTTACTACGATCAGAACAGGCGCAGGTGGGGATAACTCCTAAGTTCCTGGAGCAGTTAGAGATAGTTTCATCAGTCGCAGCAGACGCAGGGCGCAGATTGCAGGCTTTCAACATTGGAGCAGAAGATATCACTATCAAAGAAATGCTTTTGCGGGATATCCTTAAAACAGGCGCAGATATAGAGGACATTTTAAAAGCGGGTAAAGATGTGGACTGGAATAATTCAAAAGAGGTAACAGACTTTTACCGCAAGTTTAAGCCGGCAACCCTCGCAGACAAGCTCGATGAGTTTCGATATACCAATATGCTCTCGAGTCCTAACACTCACATCAACAACGCATTCTCTAACTTTATCCAAACAGCAGTACTCGTCCCAGTGGAGAAGACAGTGAGGGGTGTCGTTAACTTCGCACAATCAAAACTTACCGGAAAAGAACAGGAATACTTTGCTCGACAAGGTGTTGATTACGCTAGAGGATACTGGAAAGCGTTACCTGAGGCTTTTGGTAACTTTAAAAAGACACTTGCCGGCACTGAGGGCCTCACCAAACCAGATATAGAGTTCATCCCCACTAGCACCTCTAAACTCAGACAAATATACACATTTCCACTCCAGGCTCTTGAGGCTTCAGACCAATTCTTCAGAACTCTGGTGAAGGGTGGAGAGATTGAGTCGCTAAAGACCGAGGGAATCACTGGAGCTAAGGCGAGCAAGATAGCAGAACAGCAAGCAGACTATCGTACATTTAGACAAGCATTTGACCCAGATGGTAAGTTGGGACAAAACGGTGTTTTGAAGATGTGGGACAAGTGGAACGTTGCAATCAACCGTCTTCGGAATGTCCCAGGTGGAAAGTGGCTTGTCCCTTTCTTACAAACTCCTACCAACATCTTAAAGCAGGGGTTTGAATACTCACCGCTAGGGTTTACGACCGTACGTGGATCTAGTGAACCAGCCACACAAATGGCTAAGGCCATTATAGGCTCAACGGTTTTCACCGGTGCGTACGCTATGGCATCGAGTGGATTAACGACGTGGGATACGCCAACTAATGCAACAGAGAAAGCAGAGTTTTACGCAGCAGGACTACAACCATATTCAATGAAAATTGGTGGCACGTGGGTTTCCTACTCGAAGTTAGGACCACTCGCGTACCCTATCGCTATGGCTTCAGCTCTTAAGTGGGCGCAAGATAATGGGGGAGATGACGACGCACTCACAACAATGGGTTCGGCATTCTCAGGGACACTCGGATTCTTCGCAGACCAGTCGTATGTCAGAGGTATTGGAGACATTATTGATGCACTCAGAGGAGATGAGTATAAACAAGCTCGAGGATTATCTAACATTCCAGCACAGCTCGTTCCTTACCGCTCATTCATGGGCTGGGTTGCTAGACAGGTAGACCCTGTTCGTAGAAAATCATCTGGTGGCTCAATCCCAGAACAAATCGGAAAGAGTATAGTTTCTCAAATTCCGTTTGCTTCTCAATCACTAGAGGCTCATCAAACCCCGTTCGGAGAAGAATCCCTGAGACAATTTCCTACTATTAATGCGTACAGCCCTTTCTCAATAAGTAAAGAAAACCCAAAAGAAAAAGAATACTACGATGCGAGGCAAGAACTTAGGAATCAAAAAAAAGAAGTTAATAAAGTTCTTGATAAAATAGAGGCCGGAGAAGACATCAAGATCAACACTGATGGAATGCTTGCAAAGCAGGTGGCTAGTCTTACGAAGAAAAAGGTTGAAGCTGGGATTGAAGTTACTCAGCAAGAATTAGAAACGACGTACCTAAACAACACTCTCTCAATGCCTCAATCAAATCGGTATGAGAAGTCGCAGCGAGAGAGTGGACTGTACTCAAGCCTTTCAACTATAGATAGCAATGAGTATCTAACTGAGCAACAAAAGACTGATTTAAAGGGGAAGGTAGCCTTAGAGCTAGGGAAAACACCTCAAGACCTACAGATCTATTCTGTTGCCAAAGGAGATAACGACTCTAAAACAATGTATGCCTATGACCAGATTGATAAATCAACGTCCTTTGACGATACAATGAGCTACCTAGTAAATGGCAGAAAACCAGTCAACGGACAAATACTTGTGTCTGATGGAGTCATTGACAACTTGGTCGCTGATGGAGTTATTCCTTACGCACTTGGCAAAGATATTAAAGATATTGATCTGAATGAGGATGGTACTCGTAAGGGTACGATTAAATCACGAAAGGGTGGACGAAGCGGGGGTGGAGGTAAGAAATCTAACGCAGCCCAGCTAAAAGCCTTTAATGATCTGGGGGAAGACCTCAGGAAGATCAAGATTGGTACTTCCAAAATCAGAACCACACAAAGTCAACGAATTAATACTAAGGGTCTTACTTTCTCAGGAAGATAATGTGGTATTAAATGATATTTGCCGTTGAGTACATCTACATTTGGGATGATCGCGCTACATACACCTATTTTTAATAACCTCATTGCTAACCTCAATTTCACAGTGGTATCTTTTCTTTATATTTAGTTAACAAAGAAAGGAATATATGGGTTATCCAAAAGGACAAGGACCGATTAGAAGTGAAGCGAATGCTAAAGAAGGGAAAACTACTAACTTTACATCAAATCAAATTGCATCAATAAAAAGATCCCCTGCTGGGGTATTGCCAAAGTTTATCAGTGCTAGTATTGGAATGGGAAAAGCACCAGGTGTTAGATCTATTGGAGCAAATGTTCAAGTAGGTAAAAAGAATCTTGGAGGCTCGCTTGGAGTAAACAAAGGGAAGCTTTTTGGAACATTAAATGTAAATCATAAAAAAGTAAAGAGCTTTAGTCCGAAAAAACACATCTTTAAGGGTGAATAAAAAAATGAGCATTGATAACCTTAGTCGTTTCTGAGTATAAACAATTTACTCGAGTCTTTGCTGATGACTATAAATCAGCACGAAACCAACTGAGTGGGGAGGTCTTATGCCTATAGACCAAAACGGACAAGAAGAACCAATCGAGAATATCGAAGAAGTTCAAGGTGAGGAACAACCCGGAGAAGTGTCCACTCCAGAAGAACCAACAGAAGCACCGCAAGGTGATGAATTGCCAGAAGATGTGAGAGATCGCACTCGTGAGCAATTTGAAAAACTCAAGCAGCATAATAAAGAGCTGGCTGAGGAGAATAAAAAACTGAAGGGGAATTCTCAACCCATTCCTTCTGTGCTTGACTATCTAGCGCCTGCGTCAGTGCCGCAATATGTGTCACAACCTCAACAGTTTGTGCCACAAATGCAGTACCAACCCCCACAGGTCAGCGAGTCCCAATTGGTGGATGAGCAAGGATATGTTAATGGCGATGTGTTGCGTCGTGAACTTGACGAGGCTAAAAAGGCTCGGCAAATGGCAGAGCAAGCAGAGCGAAGAGCGCAGGATGCTGAAAATAGAATCTCTAAGTTTGAGCAAGACGCTGAAACGAAGGCACTCTATCAATCGTATCCCGAACTCAATCCGCTCTCTGATGTATTTAAGCAGGAGGCCTACAACCTCGTCCGGAATGAGCTGACTAGTCAAATAGTCACTTCAGGAAAGCGAGATGCAATGAAGGCAGCCGAAAACATGAGTAAATACTTTAGAACGCAAGCTCCAACCAAAGCACAAGAACAACGCAGCCAGGCTGCCACACCAGGTACTGTGCAATACCAATCAAGTGGTGATTTCGAGGATTTGAAGCGAAGAAGCCGAAATGATGCGAATGCACTATTTGAGAGATTAGAGCGCAGTGGTCACTAAACTTAATTTTAAATAAAGGAAACTATGCCATTTGGACTACAAAGTTCTAACGCTACAGATAAGCGAGAGTCACTCTTGTCTATTCTGAAAGACGTTAGTCCTAACACAGATAACTATTTCGTGACAAACTTGGGTACTGCCCCTGCAGCCACCAACACACTACATCAGTGGGGTGTCTACAACACGGCGCGTCCAACTTCAGTCACTGGAGTAATTGAAGGCTCAGTCCCATCATACGATGACTTGGCTACACCTGAGAAATCGAGTAACTCCACCGTTCTCTTAGACGAGTCGGTACGCATCTCTGATACGCAAATGGCAATGTCTGCCATCACTGGTGAGAACCCTATGGCGTTTCAAAAAGATCGCGCACTCAAGCGTCTCAAAGCAAAGATGGAGTATGTCACCATCAACGGTGATGTAGTCGCTCGTGCTTCTGGTATCGCTTCAGGTATGGCAGGGTTCCACAACATGATCTCTACCAACGTGACGGCTCGATCAAGTGGTACTTCTTTTACTGAGCTTGAATTGAACGATATGATGCAAAATTCCTATGACCAGGTGTCTATGGAATTCATTGCTGACTTATTGGTCTGTCCAATGATCATCAAGAGACGTATTGCGACGTTCACGTCCAACTTGACACGCAACATCGATGCAAGTGATAAGAAACTGGATAACGAAATTAGAGTATATGACTCTACTGTCGGTCAAACAGTTAAGATTATCCCTCACAAAGATGTCCGCAACGTCAACTTGTCTGCAACACTTGGAAATGCTTTGGCAGTCTACGCCCTAAGAGAAGAGACGTTTAAACACGCTTTCCTCGTTGGCCAAGAACCAAAGTGGCAAGAGTTGGCACGAGACGGTCACCGTCAAAATGGTATGTACAAGACGGAATTCACACTTGTAGCGTTCGCACAACGTGCTAGTGTCCGAAGAACTGGGTACATGAACAGCTTGTAAAGCTGATCTTTGTCCTAAAAACAAAGACCCTCACTATTAAATTAGTGGGGGTCTTTTGTATTTGACAACCTACGAAATAAAGGGGTATAAAAGAGACTATGAGCGGATCCTTTCAAATTGGTGATGATGTATACGAGAGCGTTCCAGATGAGGCTCGCATTGCAACCGAATACTTAATCCGGTTAAAAGATAAGTTTGGAATCCCAGAAGAAGCGCAGCTAGAAGAGAATAATAGAATTATTTTAGCGTATGCTGTTGAAATCTTTAAGGTCTGGGCAGCACTATATCCTGAGGAGCATCGTGAGTTCATACTTAACACTGAGTATGACCTAAAATATGAACGACCAATAACTGATTCGCTCAAAGCGGGTGGGTACTCTCCACTTGCTTATCCCACGCGCTTAGACGGCTTGTATAAAATACTACTCCCCAAGGTCAAGACACAAGATAAGCGATTTTGGATGCCTTTATTAAAAAAAATACCTGAGCTTAAAAGAACGAACTACTTTTTATGAAAATTGCAGCTACTTTCATCATAAAAGACGACTCAGAGCTGGGTTCTTTTGAGAAATCCGCTCTTTCGGTGATCCCCTTTGTTGATTCTTGGCACATTGTAGCCAATGGCGAGAAAACAGCCGAAATTGAGGCTTTTGTGAGGTCTCATGGCGGAGATTATCACTTTTTACCCTGGAATAAAGACTTTAGCGAGCAGAGAAACTTTATATTCTCCAAAGTCCCAGAGGGTGTCGATTATATTTGGTGGCAAGATGTTGACGACATTCTTGTTGGTGGGCAATACTTAAAAGAGTGCGCGCAAATGGCTAAAAAGGGTGGGAAAGATATTGTATTCTTTGCGTATTGGTATGGATGTAGGTTTGAGGGGGACCCATCACTAGAAACTTTTAAAGAGGTTGACATTGAACACTACCGGGAGCGACTTATCCGTCCGGGAGTAATTGAGTGGAAAGGGAGACTACATGAGACCCCGGTCCCTCTTTTTGGCCAGAAGAATAACTACACCAAATTCGCTTACAATGAAGATGAATGCCCCATTGCTGTAATGCACCTCTCTACTATGGATGATGCGGTGGGAAAGCTGGAGCGCAACAGAGAGATACTTGAGCTACAACTAGAAGAAGAGCGCGAAGAGGGTGAATCTGATCCCCGTACTTTGTTGTACCTAATGAAGATTTACACAGAGGAAGAGGATGTTAAGTATCTGAATCTTTGCTTAGAGATGGGTGAAGAATATTTGCTCAAGAGTGGTTGGGATGAAGAGCGAGCGAACTGTTGCGATCTCATGGCAATTTGTTATACGAAGATTGGAAACTACCCATCTGCTATTAAGTTTCTACACAAAGCGATTGAGGAGTACCCACATCAACCACTCCACTACATTCGTCTTGCCCTGTCCTATTTCAATATGGATAAGTTTAGAGAGAGTAAACACTGGCTTGGCATTGCCTCTCAGTTAGATTTAGACAGCAAGACCGCCGGGATAAATAACATTAAAGAGCTAAAGGTGTTATTCTCGCAACTCCTTCTCAAGATTAAATATAACGTAGACAAAGACCTCAAGGGAGCAGTCGAAGCAGCCAATCTTTTGTATAGAGAGCAACCGATTGAAGCCAATCACCAAAACCTTTTATTTCTCATGGATTTGCTCGATTTGCAGACAGCCTCAGAGGACTCAAAGAAGGTGCTTGAGTATCTGGAGGCTATTGGAGACAAGAAGGCTGCAATGAGTGTCTTAAACTCTCTCCCCATTGTCATTAGTGAGCAGCCGTGGGCTATTAAGATTAGACACACAAATACTCCACCTCGAATTTGGAAAGAAAACGAGATCTGCTACTTTGCTAACTTTGGAGGGAAGCATTTTGAGAAGTGGGATGGTAGGAGTCTGCAAAAAGGTATTGGCGGTTCTGAGACGGCGGTGATTGAGCTTGCTCTTGAGTGGGTAGAACTAGGATATAAAGTTACTGTGTATGGTGATCCTGAATACATGGGTGAACAAAATGGAGTGACATACTTACCTTGGTACTACTTTAACAAAGCGGATAAATTTAATATCTTCATTCAATGGAGAAATGCTATCTTAGCTCCAGTAATTAAAGCAAAGAATTTCTATGTAGACTTACATGATGTTGTCAATCAAGTCGATTATTCTGATGAGGTAATGAGCGCCATAGATGGGGTTTTCTTTAAGAGTCAGTATCACAGAAAGATGCTGCCCAAGTTGCCTGAAAGAAAGGCCTTTATTGTGGGTAATGGGATTAGAGCATGAAGAAGTGTTCCGTCTGCAAAAAGACTATGCTTGAGGAAGCATTTTATGCTTGTCGGAAAAACTCCGATGGATTAGATGGTTCGTGTAAAGAATGTAGGGGAAAAAACTACAAAGAATACTCTGCAAAGAATCGAGAAAAGATTAGTGCAAGACAAGCCGCTTGGTACAAAAGGAGAAAAAATGCGACATCATAAATTATTCTATGGTAGCTCGTACGATAGAGGCTTAGATATCCTCCTCTTGATGTGGGGTGATGTTAAGAAGAAATACCCAAATGCCACATTAGACGTCGCCTACGGCTGGGATTTGTTTGACAAAGCCATTGTAAACAATAAGGAGCGCCAGGCTTGGAAAAATGACGTTGTTGAATTGCTCAAACAGCCAGGAATAACCGAACACGGAAGAGTTGGCAAAGACAAACTAGAAGAGATCAGATCGCAATGTGGTATCTGGGCGTACCCCACCTACTTTACAGAGATTTTTTGTATCACTGCTCTTGAGTGTCAAAATGACGGTCTTGTCCCTATCACTATGTCTCTGGGGGCTTTAAAAGAAACTGCTGCAGAAGGTATTTTAATTGAGGGTGGAGTCTACAAGAGAGAGGTTCAAGACGAGTTTAAGCAGAAGCTAATCAAGCTCATGGGTGATAAGCCTGAGTGGAAACGGTTGAGTAGCAAGTGCCAGAAGTTTGCTAGAGATTATGACTGGTCAAAACAAGCAGTTAAGTGGCAAGAGAAGTTTCAAGAACCTGCTAAAGATGGAAGGGTAACAGTCTATACGCCTACCCTGAGAAATGGTTGGTGGAACGTGATGGCTTCTAATCTAGCAGCGCAAACACACAAAAACTTTGAGTGGATTATTGTAGATGCACAAGAAAAAAGCCGAGAGAAAATAGCCCAGAAGTATGCACAAGACTACAACCTAGATATTAAATACATTCATCAACCTAAGACGAATCGTACGTATAGCCTCTGTAACGCAAACAACCTGGCGATTGAGAAAGCATCGGGTGAGCTGTTCGTATTCTTGCAAGACTTCATTTTACTCCCCCCCACAGCCCTTGAGGAACTTCTAAACGTATCAAGAAAGCATCCTGGGGACTTTATTGCACCAGTGGATAGCTACTTTGCGCCTAAGATTAAACCAGACCTATCAAATGCAGAAGACTGGTTTAACGGCAATCTTGATGTAATTGGTGAGTTTATGCGTAAGAATATTCGTGTACAAAATAGTGGTATCCGATTAGCTGAAAGCGTAACAGACTTTGAGCAGAACTATGGGGCAGTGCCACTGTCTACCCTCAAGCATTTGAATGGGTATTGGGAGTTCTTTGATGAAGCGTTAGGTTGGGATGACACAGAGATAATCTGGAGAGCCAAACAGCTTGGCCATAAGTTGTGGATTGATGACACGAATCAATGTGTGTGTATTGATCATTGGGGTATTTTAGGTAAGGATGAGGGTGGAAAGAGTGTTAATCGTACAAGAAGATTAAACGATCCGCGGTTTGAGTGGATGGTGAATCAAGTAAAAGCGGGGAAGCTACCCGTTGTTAGAGATCCGGAGATTGAGAAAACGATTGATCTTCAATACACCATTCCTCAAGAGGTTGCGGATGAGGATTGTGTGAAGTGGATGCGCGAACATACAAAGGAAATTTTAAAGGAGTGGGCATGAAAATACTCGTAACAGGTCACTCAGGTTTGCTTGGCAGTCACCTAGTTACTCTGCTAAAAGCGCAGGGGCATGAGGTGTATGGAGTGTCTCGCACTGATCGAATGGGAATGATAAGAAATGTCTTTTTGGGTGATTTGGCAGATGTGAGTCTGTCTACAGTTACACGACATGCATTTGAGCAGGTGAAGTTTGACGCTGTGTATCATTTGGCAGCAAATGCTGCGGAAGCAAAGGGGCAGGTTAGCCCAGTTGATATGGTGAGTCGCAATCTACTCCTCTCAACCAATGTACTCAGATATGCAATTCAATCAGGGGTAAAGAAGTTTATCTACGCCTCATCCGTGTCTGTCTATGGAGATGCTCCCGTTCCTTATGCAGAAGACTCTCAACCCCACCCTAAAGATGTTTATGGAGTTAATAAGCTCGCATTCGAGCAAGAGTTAAAGATAATGGCGCAGGTGTGTGGATTTGATTACACGATATTTAGACCACACAACCTGTATGGACCAGGACAGAATCCAAACGATCTCACTAAGAATGTCGTTAATATATTCATGAGAAAAATACTCCTCAAAGAGCCATACACGATACTTGGTGACGGTTCTGTTCGTAGGGGCTTCTCATACGCTCCAGATGTGGCCAAAATATTCGCTCAAGCTCTCGATGGATTGAGTAAAATAACCATGAATGTTGGGACGACACACATAGCGAGTATTGAACAACTCTCAGCACTCCTGCAACAAATAACCAAGAGCGACACCCCTGTGGACAGAAAACCACTCCGCAAGCAAGAAATTGATTTATTTATTGCAGATCATAGTCTACAATCTAGCTTAGTTGAGTATCACGAGACCCCCCTTGAAGAGGGGCTACGTGAGACATGGGACTGGATGAAAAAACAAGATATTAGTAAACCAATAGAATTTAAGGAAGAAATATGTTTACCCCAATAAAAGATAGAATTTCTTACGGTGGTGCAATGATCGGTTTAGAGGAAGTTAAGGCTATAATGGACTGTATCCTCACTCAAGGTGGCACTCGCTGGACAGTCGGTGAGAATAGTGTCTCATTTGAAAAGGAGTTGGCCCAAAAGACTGGTGTGAAACGTGCTGTAGTAGTCAATTCAGGCTCTTCTGCTCTACTAGTAGCATTGACCGCTTTACATCTCCCCAAAGGATCACACGTTATTATCCCAGCAGTTAACTTCCCCACAGCATTTAATGCGATCCTACAGTGTGGGTTGGTCCCGTATGTAGTTGATGTGGACTTAAAAACACTCAACCTCGATTTAGAGGAGGTAAGGCGCGCTACCACTTTTGAGAAGATCAGTGCTGTCATCGCTGTTAATATCGCTTCTAATCCTGTTGATTATGAGAAGTTGAGAGAAATTGTCGGCGCGGACGTAAAGATTATCTGTGACAATTGCGACGGCTTTGGAACTCTGGTGAAAGATAGGTTTGTTGATACGTACGCCGATATATCCTGTGTCTCATTCCACGCAGCTCACATCATTACAACTGGTGAGGGTGGGGCTTGTCTTACTAATGATGAAGAGCTTGCAAATAGGTGCTTGAAGCTGAGAGAGTGGGGTCGCGCCTCTGGAACAGATGACATCTACGAGTATCCAGGCTTCCCAGAAGATTATCGCTCACGCTACGTTTATGAAGAGATTGGCTTTAACCTGAAACCGCTTGAGCTACAGTGTGCAATGGGACGTGTCCAACTTAAAAAACTTGAGACATTTAGAGAAGCACGACTTAAAAACTACACGCTCATGAGAGCTGTGTTTGCCAAGTATCCACAGTTTGAAATGATTGAATCACCAAAAAATGCAACGGTGTGTTGGTTTTCATTCCCACTACTGTGTAAAGGGATTTCTCGCAAAAAAGTAATGGATACGCTTGAGAAAAACAACATTGAGTGTCGTACTATTTTCTCGGGTAACGTACTTCGACATCCAGCGTATAAAGACACGACATACACAGCTCATGGTGAAATGACTAATGCAGATCGTGTTATGAAAGAAGGTATGTTCCTGAGCGTACATCCTAGTATCACGCCTGAAATGATTGCGTTTATAGATCAAGTGATTGGAGAGTTATGCACGTAGTTTATAGAATAACCTCCATACCATCAAGTAACCCATCGCCCATATTCCAGGATGATAAGGATACGCTGAACATGCGGTGTTTAGCTACTTTTATGGGAGCTTTTGCAGAAATACGGCCAAAGGTAACCTTTATTGCAGATCATGTAAGTGACAAGATGCTCAAGA